CTTGAGAGCAGCCAGTTCGGTTTCGAGCTCCGCGATCTTGGCGTCGCGGTCATCGGTGACTCGTGACTCGGGATCAACCTCGGTCAGCACTCCGGATTCCCAGAGCTCGACCATGGTCTCTTTCGGCAGGCCTGTCACCTGCTTGCCTGGTGCAAACTCAGTTACCTCACCACCAGGCTGACCGTACCTGATGAGGTTGACCGCAAAGTACTGCTTTGCCATCTCTTCTCCTACGCAATCGCGTTCTTGATCAGGTAGCCAGCAATTGCCTTGCCAGCGTCACCGACGGCACCGTCGCCCAGTGCAACCAGCTTGAGGTCGTAGTAGCGGCAGATACGAACGAGGTCGCTCTTCCGCTTCTCCTCGCGCCAGCGGTCAGCGTACTGCAACTGCCCGCCAGGGTTGCCCTTCCAACCAAACTCGTAAGCAAACGCCGGAACGCGCAGACCAGGCCTCGGAGGCACCCACGCCATGATGACGTCTTTGCCCCAAAGGTAGCCGACGGTGATCGGCTGACCGAGTACGCTCGTGCCGACACCAACGCCTGGAATGACGATCTTGTTGATCCCGACGATTGCACCAATCAGGTCAGAAGAAACGATGCCCCGCTCCGAGTACTTAATGCGCTCGATGAAGTCGGGGTGGTCTTCCAACTTGACCATGACCTGGTACGGTAGGATGATCGTGTTCGGCTCCATGAAGATCTTCGCGTGGACACCAGACTTGCCGTTGCGAAGGTCGGAGATCGGATCCGAGTTCACGTAGTCACTCCACTGTGCCGTACCCACCAGTGTAGCCGTGTTACCTGTTGAGTAGTTGGCAGCAGTAGTTGCGAGCGTCTGCATCGCACGTTCGCGGCCGAGCCAGATCTTGGAAGTGACCAGCTCGGTTGCGTCCCGGTCAGGCGAGAGAGGATTGTCAGCGTTCCAACGCTCCTCATCGGTAACCGGAAGCTGGAGCGAGTGCTCCTGTGCGAAGTACGTGTCAGTCGACAGTGCATAGCCCGTGATCTCGTTCGCTTCCGAACCAGGTGCCCGAATGTCGCTCTCCGGGAGCCATCCCTCACGGCCGAACACATAGTACTTGTCCGACTGCTTAGCGACGGAAACCGTAGGGAACAGGTTTTCCCCAACGAGGCCATTGTTCGGCCATGCCACACTGATCTGAGAGAGAATCTGATCGACGTGAACGTTGCCGGAACCGGTAGGGTTGTAAGTTGGCATGTAGACCTCCTCTCAGATTACGAAAGCAGCGCACCCACGCCAGGCGTGAGCAGCACATCGATTAGGTCGCCGGCGGCAGGAGTACCAATCGGGACGGGCCCGACCACGATGCCGAGTGGCGCATTGGTTGTAACTGCTAGCTTGACGCCGCCCTTGTTTACACCTGTGCCGCTAGGTGCAACCTTCGAGCCAAGAACAATGGTACCAGACGTGTCTGACACACGAACCTTGGTGATGCCCATCACACGGACATCAGCAACGACCTTGCCGGTCAAGACCTTCGATGCGTCGACAGCTTCTTGAACAACGCCAATGCTAAACACGGTAGCCGTAGCATTGAGGTCGATAACACCTGTAGTAGTGTTCATTGCCACGCAACGGTACGCGGTAACGCCTGCAGCATCCGACGTGTTGTACGTCGACAGGACTACAAAGCCCTTATCCAGGACGTAATTAGCTCCAGCCATTTTGTCTTACCTCCTTACGCCTGGAATGCGGTGGCCTGCTGACGGTGTTCGGTGTACAGCTCGGGGTTGTCCCGAGCAATCTGCTCCACGGCGTCGCCGATGCTCATGTCCTTGTTCTTCTCGCGAAGCTGAACAACTGCATCGTTGAAGCGCTTGGTAGCATCGCCGTCACCCTCAAGCCGGCGACCCATGTAGCCCCGCTCCGACAGATCGACGAGCGCCGTACCATCGACGACAGACTTGACGAACTCGAAGAGCGTGCTGTAGCCATCACCCGACAGCTTGACGAGGGCATCGCGAAGCTTGTCGCGTGACGTCGGAGCGAGTGCAAAACGCTTACCGCTCTGCAGCTCCGCAAGCTTCGTGCTGACCTCTGCGAGCTTCAGCGAGGTCTGTGCCTCGCTCAGCTTCTTGTCCTTGTCCTGCATGTCCTCGACGAGCTTCTTGAACGCTGGACTAGAATCGATCAGCTGCTTGAGTGCCGGGTCAGTAACATCCGGCTCCTTCAGCTTCGCGAGTTCTGCTTCGAGGGTCGTCTTCTCGCCTTCGAGCTTCGTCTTGTCGGCCGTCAACGCAGTGATCGACGTGCCAAGCTCGGTTAGCTTGGTGAACACTTCGTCGTCGGTCGTGGTCTCAGCCAGCCCGAGTGCGATTCGCAGCTTCTTTGGATCCACTTCGTCTTGCCCCCCTTCGGGCTGGTTGAACGAGAGCTCCGACAGGTTCACCGGAAGCAGGTTCTTCATGTACGGACGGTTAGTAAGACCGCCCCCTAGGAGAACGTTCTCGTGTATTTTTCCTAGATTGTCAGTCCACGTGTCGGTAAACTCTGCCGAGAAGTACCGATACTTGCCCTCGCGAATCTCCTTCGCAGCATCAGGAGTCCAGTCGACGTGAAGGTAGAGACCGTCCGTACGAACTTCCGCATCGCCAACCCAACCAGCAGCCTGGTTACCCTTAGTCGGGTCCGTCTTGTGTTCGTAGTCAATGTCCGGGACGATTCCACGGACCTTGTCCTTGACGCTAGTAGCGAGCGCAGACAGCTTTGAAGTGTCGAAATGCAACTCGCCATGCAGTGGGTGCTGATAGGTGCCAAAAGGTAGTGCGTGCACCCAACTCGACGCCTTGGCATCAGAGTCGGTCAGGACGACCTTAGTAAGATCAACCCACCAGCCGAACTCCTTGGACATGGGTACCCTTCCTAGGTACTACTTCACTACTTCTGATTATACGCTTGTCAGGTCTTTGACTACCAGTAGGTGCTATATCAAAGTAACAATCAGCCTCCTGACGAATCTCGACCGGAATTACCCTTCAGTGGGTTCGCAGATGCCTTAGCTTGACGCGGAGGCCCTACCTTTGGCGGTGTGGGTGCTTTAGGCGTATTGGCGTCGCCGCCCCCTCCAGGTCCTTGAGGCGTTGCCACTATGCGTGCTGTAGCCGGGTCAGGCTTAGGCAGATCCAGCTCGTCACGTAGGAATAGCTCCAGCGGGTCATCAGGAACGATAGCGCTTGAACCCACGAGGTTCCTGAATGCGAACGACCACGTACGAAGATCGTTCCACTCGCCAATGCGACGGGCCCGTAGCTTAGGGTACTTCGCACGGCTGAAGTTGAAGTCAACAAGCTCCGGAATGATGAACTTGTTGACGACGTTACAAATCGTGTCAGCCAAGTAACGCGTGCTCTTGAAGAACATGTCAATAGCTTGATCGGTTGGCGAATCGGATCCCATGAACGGGGCGATGATGTTGGCATGGATCTGGTTGTCGTGGTGGTCAATGCTTTCAATGGCACTGACAGGCTGACCTTCAAGCTTCGCGAACAGGATCTCCCAGTTCGACGGAATAACAATATGCGCACGATCGTTCGTACGAAGGTTCCGACCAAGCTCGTTAGCTAGCTCCTTGTCTTCCTTACTAAAGCCTGGAGGAAGCTTAATCACAGGGATGCCAATACCATGACGTTCCTTCTGGATGGCATCAATCTTGTACAGGGTGTCCTTGTAGTACCAGTGCTTGTAAGCACTACGAAGAACCGACGTTCCACGAAGGTCCCCAGCCTCAGCTTCGAGGCTGAAGATAACCAGCTTTGAAATGGGAATGAACTGAGCAAGCTCAAGCTGTGGATTGTCAGCCACGAAAGGGAACGAGATTGACCGGTTGCCGTAAGGTACAAACGGCTCCATCAGGATACCTGCAGGACCGCCCCGGTCATCGAAGATCCATTCCTGAATGTCAAGAGGATGCCTTGGCGCCAACTTACGAAGTTGAACCTTGCCCTTGTCGTCGAACTTGTACACCTTCTCGAAGACCATGTACCCGTAATCGAACATCAGCAAGATGTCGTCGAGTACCTGAGCCCAGTCGACATTCAGGTTCTTGAACAAGTTGTCAGATAGAAAGTCCGAGACGTTCTGGTCCGTTGTAGAATCGCTACCAGGCTCAAAGAACCAACGAGCTGCCCGAATAGGTGTCTTCAACAGAC